TATCTGAAAATATCACTTCTGGAGACCAACTAAAACAAATTGCTACAATTTCAGCTAATAATGATCCTGAAGTAGGTGAGTTAATAGCAACAGCAATGGATAAAGTAGGACGTGATGGAGTTGTATATATTGAAGAGGCTAAATCTGAAGACACACATCTTGAAACAGTAGAAGGTATGCAATTTGATAGAGGTTACAAATCACACTTTTTTGTAACTGATAACAATACAATGACTTGTACTTTAGAAAATCCATACATTTTGATTGCTGATAAAAAATTCCAATCAGTAAAAGAATTGTTACCAATTCTAGAAGGTGTAGGTAATCAATCTCGACCATTATTTATTATAGCTGAAGATATTGATGGTGAAGCATTAGCAACATTGATTGTTAATAAAATGAGAGGTACAATTAAAGTATGCGCTGTTAAAGCTCCTGATTTTGGAGATCGTAGAAAACTTATTTTAGATGATATTGCTATTTTAACAGGAGGTCAAGTATTTAGTGCTGATAAGGGCATGAAACTAGATAAGTTCAGTTGGGACTGGTTTGGTCAAGCTCGTTTAGTAACAGTAAATAAAGATCAAACAACAATAGTTGATGGAAAAGGACAGTCTGAGGGAATACAAACACGTATTGAAGAACTTCAACAACAAATCGAAAAAGCACAATCTCCTTACGAACAAGAAAAACTTCAAGAAAGATTGGCGAAATTCACAGGAGGAGTAGCTATAATTCACGTTGGTGGTAAAACTGAAACCGAAATTAAAGAAAAGAAAGATCGTGTAGATGATGCACTTCAAGCCACTAAAGCCGCATTAGAAGAAGGTATTGTACCAGGTGGTGGTGCTGCTCTAATATATGCTCGTGAAGCTATCACTAATAGAGAAAGTATTGGTGGTGGAATTGTTTATAAAGCATGTTCATCTCCATTCATGAAAATTCTTACTAATGCTGGTTATGAAAAAGAAGAAGCATTTGGTTTAGTTAATCAATTTAAACAAAATGATAACTGGACAGGTTATAATTTAGATACTGAAACATTTGTTAATATGAAAAAAGCAGGTATTATTGATCCAGCTAAAGTAACAAGAACTGCTCTTGAAAATGCAGCATCAGTAGCAGGAACAATTCTATTAACAGAATGTACTGTTGTAGATAAGCCTGAAGACAAAAAACAAGATGATATGATGGGTGGTATGGGAGGAATGTTTTAATGGCTACTAAAAAAATAGAAATACTAAATAGAGTGCCACCTGGAGACAGGTGGGCACCTATTGGTAAAAATCCTCCTGTTTTAGATTCACTAACAGAAGCTTTAGAATATATTTTTCAAAAAGAAGGATATAAAGAATTTCATTTATCTCCATTTCAAGGTAAGATTTATGCTGTTGTAGATGCAGAAGATGCACCCCCACCTATTAAAAAGTATAACATTTACGGAGATAGATAATATGTATTATAAAATACACTATGAATAAAGAATTCTATAAAATGCAGAAATTGGCTGGTTTAATTACTGAAAACCAGTTTAATCAATTAACTGAAAATGAAAGTAAACCAACTCATAAATCTAAAGTAGATTGGTATTATATTAATGATGATAGTGATTATCCTGGACCAAAAGGTAGAACTGTTCCTAATGCTGAAGGATTTGATAATCCTAAAGAATATGAAGGAACTGAACTTTATATAGCTAAAGGAACTAAAGGATATGTTAGTGGTAACAGGTTTGAAGATGAAGATGGAAATGATGTTGGTTACAAAGCTGAATATTTTGAAAAAATATCTTAATATTTAAAAACATATTTTAAATTAGGCTTGGTAAACCAAGCCTTTTTTATTATAATAGGTTATATGAAAGAAAATAGTTTATTTGTAGAAAAATATCGTTCTAAAACATTAGATGAATATATTGGTAATGAACAATTAAAACAAATTGTAAACAAATATATTCAAAACAATGATATTCAAAATTTATTGTTTTATGGTACACCAGGTACAGGTAAGACCACTTTAGCTAAATTAATAGTCAACAATATTGACTGTGATTACTTATATATAAACGCATCTGATGAGAGAGGTATTGATACTATTCGAGACAAAGTTCAAGGATTTGCTTCTACTGCCACTTTCAAAACAATCAAAATTATTATCTTAGATGAAGCTGATTATTTAACTATTCAAGCTCAAGCATCTCTTAGAAACATAATTGAGACTTATTCCAGATCAACAAGATTTATTTTAACTTGTAATTATGTTGAGAAGATTATTGAACCTCTCCAATCCAGATGTCAAGTAATTAAAATCACACCTCCATCAAAAGGTGAAGTAGCTAAACATGTAGCTGAAATATTAGAAGGAGAAAACATTAATTATGAATTAGAAGACTTAAAATTAGTAGTTAATAAGTATTATCCTGATGTTAGAAAAATACTTAACACTTGCCAAGTAAACACTATAGACAGTGGTAAAAACGATTTACATCTTAAAATAGATCAATCAGTATTGGTAGCTGGTTATAAAGATAAACTACTAAAAGAATTAAAATCACCTTCTAAATCCAGCTTTAAAAATATTAGACAGATAATTGCTGATTCTAATCTAGAAGACTTTGATGATATATTTAGATTCTTATATGATAGTTTAGATGAATATGTAAAGGATGATATGAATAAAGGAATCATCACTATTTCTATTGAAGAGTATATGTTCCACGCAAATTTCAGAATAGACAAAGAAATCAATTTAATGGCGTTAATAACCCGAATTTTACAAACAATATGAATAACAAACAACAACTAAATGTCAACATTGACATTAAGGCTACTCAGCCTATTACAGCTCCAAATGGTAATCAAGTATTTACTGAAGGTGTAATTTTAAGAAAAGTATCTAAATTTGTAGCAGGTACACCTGAGGATGCTGTTATACCAGTACCTTGTTTTTTTGATCCTACAAATGGACAAGTATTAGTAGAAATGCTTCCTAAAGAATTAAGAGAAGAGTATGAAACGTACAACCAAGAAAGAGGTAAGTAAAAAAACAATGTCAATTTTTGACTGGTTGAAGGAAATAACCTACAACAAGTCACCATGGAATTCATTTACTGAGGAAGATAAAGAATCATTTAACCCATATATGGTTCATCGCTTCCTCAGTATGAATCCTGATTATATAGACTTTGTAAATACTGTACAAACTGTTCCATACACTAGTAAAGAAAAAATATATAATATATATTTATATACGATACCAAAAAGAGATATGTGGTTAAAGTATATTAAATCAACTAAAGCTAAAAAACAAGAAACATTACTTAAGCATGTTGCTGTTTATTATGAGTGTTCTCTAGGTGAAGCTGAAGAATATATTGATATATTAGGCAACAATGGAGTATTTACAATCCTAAAAAAATTAGGAGTAGATGATAAAGAAATTAAAAAGTTATTAAAATGATAGATAAAATCACAGAAGCGGTTATAGAAGATTTAAAATCTAGAAGTGAGCGTGGTATTAAAAAATATAACACTACTCTAGATCAAAATAACAAAGATGATTATATGAATCATCTATATGAGGAACTTTTAGATGCTGCTCAATATGCTAAAAAAGAAATGTCTATTATTCCTACAATCCAGAAAATGATTGAAGAAAATCCTAATGATCAAAAATTAGGTATGTTAATTAGAGATACATTTAGAAAGTTTTGAATAAAATACCTTCCATAGTAAAGTCAATTCAGACTAAACCTTTGACTGAAATAAATTATGCTTTTCAAAAAAGTATATCTTATAGTCAGTTTTCAACTTATATAGGTTGTCCTCTTAAATGGCAACTACAATATAAGGAAGGTATAAATACTTATCAATCCACTATTAATACAATATTTGGAACAGCGGTTCATGAAACTCTTCAACATTATTTAACTGTAATGTATGATGTGTCTACTGCTGAAGCAGATAGAATTAATTTAGAGGAATATTTTGAGGATAGATTTAGAGCAGTTTATATGGGTGAGTATGATAAAAATAAGAAAATCCATTTTAGTAATGCTGTTGAGATGAGAGAGTATTTTGATGATGGTATAGCTATTTTAAATTATTTTAAAAAGAAAAAAGGACAATACTTTAGTAAAAGAGGATGGCATTTAGTGAAATGTGAATTACCTATTGTCTTTACACCTAATGAAAAATATCAAAACTTATATTATAAAGGATATCTTGATTTAGTTTTATATAATGAAAATACAAAAACATTTAGAATCATAGATATAAAAACATCAACTAGAGGATGGAATGCTGATACTAAAAAAGATGAAACTAAACAATTTCAACTTATAATATATAAACATTACTTCAGTAAACTTTACAATATTCCAGAGGATGAAATTGAAGTTGAATTCTTTATAGTTAAAAGAAAAATATGGGAAGAAAGTGATTATCCTCAAAGTCGTATTCAAGAATTTGCTCCTCCAAGTGGTAAAATAAAGTTAAAAAAAGCAATAACTGCATTTAATAATTTTATAGAGCAATGTTTTAATACTGATGGATCTTTTAAAGATACTACTCATAAATTTACTCCTAGTAAAAATTGTCAGTATTGTCCTTTTAATGAAAATAAAGAACTTTGTAATAAATAAAGTTTTATATATATTTATATACAAAATATAGTTATAATGAAAAATCAACAACATACAACATCGGTTAAAATAGATGAGTCGTTGTGGGAAGATTTTAAAGTAAGTTGTGTTAAACATAAATTTTCTTTACAAAAGCTTGCCGAACGAGCAATCCATTTATACCTTACAGACGAAGATTTTAGAAAATCAATTCACGGTCATAGTAATTTAAATAGATAAAAAGTTTTATGAATTCAAGTTTTGCTTATTTACCTCAAAATGAGAGGAAAAAGATACTTCTTATATGTGATGATATAAGAGTACATAGTGGAGTAGCTACAATTGCTCGAGAATTAGTCTTAAACACAGCTCAACATTTTAATTGGGTTAACGTAGGAGGCGCTATTAATCATCCTGAACAAGGTAAACGTTTAGATTTAAGCGCAGATACCAACGTAAACGTTGGATTAACTGATACTTCAGTTGTCTTATACCCAGTTAACGGCTATGGGGATGCTCGTTTAATTAGACAACTGATTAGCATGGAAAAACCAGATGCTATATTTTTAATCACAGACCCAAGATATTTTACTTGGTTATTTCAGATTGAAAATGAAATCAGAAAGAAAACGCCTATTGTATATTTGAATATTTGGGATGACTATCCAGCCCCATTATATAACAAGGCTTATTATGAATCATGTGATGCTTTATTAGCTATTTCAAAACAAACCTATAATATTAATCATTTGGTATTAGGTGATAAAGCTAAGAATAAAATCATAGAATATGTTCCTCATGGTTTAAATCATGATATTTTCAAACCACTTACTCCTACAACTCCAGAATTAGTAGAGTTTAAAAAGAAATTGTTTGGAGAAAAAGAAATTGACTTTGCTTTATTCTTTAACTCTAGAAACATTAGAAGAAAACAGATTCCAGATACAATGTTAGCTTATAAATTGTTTATAGATCAGTTACCTGAAGATAAGGCTAAACGTTGTGCTTTTGTTTTACATACTCAAGTAGTAGATGATAATGGAACAGATTTAGGAGCAGTAAAGGAAATGTTGTTTGGTAATGATGAAAAATATAATATTATTTTCTCAACCCAAATGTTACCACCTGATCAAATGAATTTACTTTACAATAGTACTGACTGTCAGATTCTATTAACAAGTAATGAAGGATGGGGATTAAGTTTAACAGAAGCAATTTTAGCAGGTAATCCAATTATTGCTAATGTGACTGGAGGAATGCAAGACCAAATGCGTTTTAGTAAAAAAGGTAAATGGATTAATTTTGACGCTGATTTTCCTTCAAACCATAATGGTACAATTAAAGAACATGGCGAATGGGCTTATCCAGTATATCCAACTAATAGATCAATTCAAGGTTCACCAATGACTCCTTATATTTGGGATGACAGATGTACAGCAGAAGATGCTGCTAAACAAATAATGGCTGTTTATTCTTTATCTAAAGAAGAAAGAACATCACGAGGATTAAAAGGTCGTGAATGGGCTTTAAGTGATGAAGCTGGATTCACAGGAGAAAAGATGGGAGCTAGAGTAATAGAAACATTAGATAATTTATTTAATACTTGGAAACCAAGAGAAAAATATGAATTAATAAATGCTAACCAAACAGAAATAAAAGTTGCACCACATAAATTAGTATATTAAAATGAAACCGTTATTTATAATCAGTTGCCCTGTAGACACTTATTCAGGTTATGGCGCTCGTTCTCGAGATTTAGTTAAAGCTATTATTGAGACAGACAAATATGATGTTAAAATTGCTCCTCAACTATGGGGTAACACACCATGGGGATTTATAGAAGATAACCCAGAATGGTCATTTCTAAAAGATCATTTTTTAACTACCCCTCAACTACCAAAACAACCTGAAATTTGGATGCAAATTACAGTTCCAAATGAATTCCAACGTGTTGGTAAATTTAATATTGGAGTAACAGCTGGAATTGAAACAACATTATCACCTGGTGATTGGATTGAAGGTATTAACAGAATGGATTTGACATTAACATCTTCAGAACATTCTAAACAAACTTTTATTAATACTGTTTTATCTAAAGTTGACCAACGTACAAATCAACAAATAGGTGAAGTGAAAGTTGAAAAACCACTTGAAGTACTATTTGAAGGTGCTAATACAGATGTTTATAAACCAATTACTAAAGAAGATATTAAAAATATCAATTTAAGTGATGTTAAAGAATCATTTGCTTATTTGTTTGTAGGACATTGGATGCAGGGTGAGGTAGGTGAAGATAGAAAAAATGTTGGTTTATTGATTAAAGCATTCTATGAAGTGTTTAAAAATAAGAAAAATAAACCCGCTCTTATTTTAAAAACATCTCAAGTAGGTTCTTCATATATGGATAGAGATGAAATTTTAAAGAAAATAAATTTCATCAAAAATACAGTTAATTCAACTGATTTACCAAACATTTATTTACTCCACGGTGAATTTAGTGACTCTGAAATGAATGAGTTATATAACCATCCTAAAGTAAAAGCAATGGTAAGCTTAACTAAAGGTGAAGGATTTGGACGTCCACTATTAGAATTTAGTTTAACTAAAAAACCTATTCTAACAACAGGATGGAGCGGTCATATAGACTTCTTAAAACCTAATATGTCAACTTTACTTCCAGGTACTTTAACAAATGTACATCCAAGCACAG